GCTGAAGTCCACCGACACCCAACAGTGTGTTTATATCCTGGACGCCCATCTGCTGACCAAGCTGACCCAGACCGGCGATACCTTGACCCAGCGCACCTTGCAGTTGTGCCTGCTGTAACTGCTGCTGTGCAGCCTGACCAGCAAGCTGCTGCGCTTGTGCAAAGCCAGCAGTGCGAAGCTGTGATCCTGTACGAGCCTGCTGCTCCAGTACGTTCCTGTCAATCTCACCTGCTTGAATGGCCTGTCGTGACCCACCGAAGGCACCAGCTCCTATGGCTTGTGCGCCAAGACCCTGCTGCTGCTTTATACCCTGCTCGGCGATGTCAGCGTACTGCTGCTGAACTACATCCTCAAGGTACGGATCCATAAACTGTTGATATGATGTGGGGGTGATAGTTGCACCCTGCGCACCCGTGATCCCAGAACCGATAGCCGAGGCTGCTTGTTGTAGGTATGGAGCGTATGTACCAACACCAGACATGGCAGAAGAAATAGCCTTCTGCTGCGCTTCTGATAGATCAGCAAGCTGCGATGGAGCATACGGCATGCCTGTTTCGGATACGGTGCCTGCCTGTTCTAAAAGGTCAGCAAGGAACTGTTCCTGAAACTCAGGTAGCCTTGTTTCTTGGATTACAGTTTGAGTAGCCATTACGCCTGTGCCTCCAGTTCAGCCATCATATCATACATTCGTGCCGCTCCGATATCCCTATCTCCATCGCCTGCGCCACGAACCGCTTTGGCTGTCATTACAAATTCACCGTCAGATAGACGGGCTGGCACTGAGTCCGAAGTGCCGGTGCCCGGACCCTCAACTTCTCCGCCATGATACATGGTTCTAGGAACCCCCCGATACTCAAATCCCGGGTCTCGGACCTCGGCCTTGCGTTTGGTGTACAGCTCAACATCTTCGGGGTTAGCTAGATCAAGCTCTTCGCCCAGATATGTAGTTACAGGAGTTCTTCTCATCTTACCGACAGGGAATGGACGCAGAGACCCTGCTTCCTCTTCTTCCTCCTCGGTTAGACCAAGCGCAGCCAAAGATCCCAGGCCTGCTGTTGTTAGGAGTGGATTCTCTTTAGCAAAGCCAAGCGCCTTGTCAAAGAAAGACGGATCGTTCAATGCTTGAGTGGAAGCATTTTGTGGTGATACAGCAAAGTCCATTGCTGAGTCTACTCCTGGGACACCAATTTGTGTTGTCGCCTGCGGTAAAATAGAATCTCTTATAAAACCAGGAGAAAAGCTTGAAGTTCCCGCAGGTCCAAAAACCTTTCCAGCACCAAACCCAAGCGCACCTCCGATAGCCGCTGTCTTCAAGGCTTCATCAACATCCTGACCTGCAACAAGACCCCCGATCCCAGATCCGAGGGCCGAGTACAATGCTCCGCCAGCGGGACCACCAAGACCATACCCTATCACCCCACCAATGATAGGTGCGGCGTCCTTGATCTTATCTGTCAGCTTACTAAAAAGTCCCATCAGGTCACTACCTTTACAGTACCGCTATCATTATACAGTGCGCCGGTTTCAAGTCCAGTTGCACTCGTAGGCAGATTTGTCAGTGTTAGTTTTGTTCCGCGCATCTCTCCGGGGTTACGCTCCTGTGCAATAAACAACTCAAGAGAACGAATCAGGTCAGACATATACTGAACCGAATACTCTGTTGGTGCTTCCGGTAGCCTTGGTGGTGCGATCTGATTTGATGACATTAGCGTCTACCATCCTGTCGTATATCTATGCGTGGGCTACCAAGCTTCCACCTAGCTCCAAGGGCCGAGGACTCAATACGAAGAGCAAAGGATCTACCACGAGACCGCAAGAACAACTGGTTGGTGAATGTCTCAACCGGCGACGTGGCTGTGCGTATCGTGTCACCCGATGCTGTGTTGTCGAAGCCCGCACCTGGGAAGTTCCTGGATTTTACAGTAAATGTGGCCTGTGGGCTACTGAGATTTGTTGACCCATCAAATGTAATGTCAGGTATCACCCTACCAATGTATGTAAACTTGTCACCATCACCGATGTCCATAGGCGAGGACTCGATGAATGAGTTCATCGCTGATCCGTCGTCGTCGTACCCAAGCTCATGGTTATATATGTATTGATTGCCTGTAGCCAGCGGGAAGGATCTAACACCACGGTCAAGCCACGCGGTGCGGGCAAGATTACCGAAGTACCAGACCTTTTCGGCGTAGTTGTATATGACATATCTGTCATTCTCAGAACTACTAGCACTAGGGTAATACCACACAACCTCTGAAAACTCAGAGTTGACTCCAGCTACAACCTTGTCTCTCTGACTTTGGTTAAAGTCGAGAAACACCTTGTCTTTTACAGAGCAGGGTAACTGCTGTGTCTGACCAGCATAGATGTAGAAGTTGTCGATACCCATCCAGTAAACAACGTCTTCTGTACCAACCGCAGCATTTGGTCCAGCTATCGTGATATTAGACGCAAGCTGCTGTATGCCAAAGGTAAACGGAGGACCAATAAACCGCATAGAACTGAGCGCAGTATCAGTCCACACCAGTATCTCACGCTTTGTTTCAACGGCTTGCACAAAGGTGGACCCTGATCCAAGCCTGAGATCTCCTGCTGTATTTGTTGCTGCCGGATACCAGATCAGCGGGTTCTCTTGGTCAGAGAAGCGTATGAGCAGCGGGTCTTGTACACCGTTACCTTGGTTAGCTGTGTTGCTTGCATTCAGAGCATCACAACCAAAAGCAATAACATGCCTATCTTGATCAGATACAAGCACCTGCTTTGCGATTTGCGGGACGCTGGTCTTTGTCCCGCTAACCGTAGACAGTTCAATCGCTCTCGTGGAGAGGTTATTACTTCTGTCCCAATAGTAAATGTTACTGTCACGAGGGTTGATGAGTAAATCTTCTCCGAAATTATCGTGTGACCACAGTCTGATCTGCGTGGTTGTAACAAGTCCACTAGAGGCCGCGTCACCCCATCCATCTCTTCCCCATGTTCCTGCACCCCAGCCAGTACCGCCAACCGTGGTATCAAGGCCCACGTTTATTTGATACACGCCAACAGTGTTAGACCCACCGTTACCTGTATCAGAGCTATTAGCTGTGGCAGATACGGTGATTTTATAGCTGTTAGCGTTAACAACTTGTGTGATCTGATGCTCAGTATTCAGCACTGCGGCAGTGATATTGCCACCAAGGCTTGCCGCGCTAGAGAAAGTAACAAAGTCATTCTCGACTGCGCCGTGACTAGAGTCAGTTACAGTGATTATTGCACTGCCATTTGTTGCAGCAAAGGTACAGTCTCCTGCACTTGTAGTCAGACGTATAGGAGTGATGTCGTTAAAAGACTGGCCCTCTTCGATGTAATATTTAAGGTGAGTGCCGATACCAAGATAGTTAGAGCCATCCAGGGCTATCCAGTTGTGCAGCGCACGAGCAGAGCCAAGATAGGTTGACGAGGCATACTTTTCCCAGCCGCCAATCTTTTCAGGGTAACCAAAGCGGAAACGCACCTTGTCGCAGTCGCGCCAGCCGCCCTCGTTACTATACGAGGTGACTTCCCTGTTTACACCCGGTCTAAACTGAAGCTTGGTCAAAGGCATTATGTAAGCTCCGCTCTTGTATACTGTCCAGAAAAGTCGCTAAGTGATATTCCTGCACTTGGCGTTCCTTGTGCATTTGTTGTTACGCCAGAACCACCAAAAGCCTTGACTGCTGGGTAGTACGGCTCACCTGCATTTGTAACCGTGTAAGCGTTTTGCCACAAAAATATAATACCCGGTGCGCCAGAGTTACCACCTTTGTTTTGTCCTGCGCCGCCGCCACCGCCGTCACCCCAACCGTGATTTGTTCCAGAAACCCACCCCTGACCGGGGTTAGCATTTACGGTTTCAGTGCGCCATCTATAATCATCTTCACCGTCTTGGGTAAACCATCCTTGACCACCCTGACCTGTGCCGCCATTTAAAACATCATTACCACCGCTTGTGCCATTTCTAGCTGTGGTGCTTGTTATAGGATATGTGCCGTTGTTGGTCACAACAGTTGCTGCTCCGCCGCCACCGCCATTATTACCACCACCGCTGGATTTTGCGCCGCCGCCTGCCCCTGTAACTAACTGAACACCACCAACTGTCAAATGAGAGTCGCCACCGCCACCTGATGGATCGGAGCCGTTTCCACTCCCACTTCCTCCGAATCTAGCGGTAACAGAAGTTCCTGCGCTCAAACTATTAAAATACCCATAAGCACCGCCACCGCCGCCACCTCCCGGGCCTTTCCCAAAAAACTCACCGCCACCACCACCGCCACCTTGGACGATAAAATATACACGGCCTGTTTGGGGTACAGTATACGTCTCACTTCCATTTCCGTCTGTAGATGCTGACCCAGTGCCTCTTGTCACACCATTTGTCGTGGTGACAAACGTAGACAGCCCGTTGACTTTGCTCGTTGAAGTTTGTGGCAAAGTGTAGTCTTTACTATCTGACGTAGCAAAAGGAACAAACCCATCCGTAAAATTAACGGTGCTGTCCGTTGATTTGGGTACAAACGATCCACCAGATATTGTGCCGGAACCTATCTTGCCAGACCCAGACAGGCGAAGTGTTACATTGTTAGAATTGTTGTACACAATAGGTGTTGAGCCGTTACCCCCCACATCGTTGCTACCAATTTCCAAATCAACAATAACGTGATTGTCATTGTTGGGTATGGTGATCACGCCAGTAAAGGATGAGGTAACCTCTATCTTCTGCACGGGAAGAGCATACGAGTTTCCTGCGACTGAGGATACGTCACCCCCAGAGGTCAGGTTAATCTTTGAAAGTCCCTTTGCAACAAGCATATTATGATGTCACTGTCTCACTAAAGAACCAGTACCCTGCACTTGAATCGTAAACACCACTAGCTAGTTTGGCTTGGTTGCCAAGACTAACGCCCTTTGACGAACCGTGCCACGAAAGCGTCATGGTTCCTACTGATCCAATGTTGACTGTTTGACCATCATACTGGCCTGCACCAATCGACAAAGTTCCTGTTCCAGAATGTTTGATAAATGTCTGCACCGCCGTTGCTGACATAGTAACACTTGCCGTGCCTGACTTTGTTTGTACATCTATCGCTACTTTAGCTGATGTTGCGGCGTCATCTGCAATGTCAGCAGTGGCAATCGTGCCATCCGCAATCTTTGCAGAGGTAATGGCGCTGTCTGCAATATCTGCGGTAGCGATGCCCCCATCTGCTATCTTAGCTGATGTAATCGCGCTGTCCGCAATCTGTGACGTATCCACCGTAGCGAGAGTTACTGCTGCCCCTGAACCCGCGCCATCTGCAAAAATCCAACCAAAATCACCTGCGGGTATCGTGGCATTCGCTCCTGAACCCTGACTAAATATTGCAGACTGGCCCGTGTTGTTATGAACAAGAAACATCTTATCCTGATCATTAGGGCTTATCGTAATCGTGTTGGTTCCGCTAGGTGAGCCGCCAAGAACAAGAACTTTAAAATGACCATCCGACACAGAACCATCAGAGGTTGTCAGCGTATGTGTTGTGCCAGACAGCGTAATCGCGCCAACACCGTTAAGAGCGCGGTCAATGATGTCAAAGTTTGTATTAGTGGTATCGCCCCAAGTTCCTGACTGTTCGCCGGAGCCGGGTTTTTCTATGCCACTGTTTGCTGTATATGTACTAGCCATTTAGACCACCTCTTCCGTCCACTGGTTGATTGTACCACCAGCATTGATTTCTGTCCATGAATCGCCCGTGTGAGTTATAGCAGACCAGTTAGGTGTGCCGCCAGGATCAATCGGCACCCACAACAAGCCTCCGTCTACTGTCATTACAAACAAGAACGTCATGCTGCTTTCGCCGGAAGCGATTAAGTTAGGTATAGTGGTTTGCGTAAATGACGTAACAAGCTCTGCCACAGACGTTTTTATTAATGTGGGAGTAATGTCTTGTGAGAATACAAACTCTATACCAGACGAACCAGATGCCACAAGATTGCCATCACTGGTTTGCGTAAAGCTAAATATAATGTCTGAAGTTGCTACTTTAACAGTGTTGGCGGAGGCAGACTGAACAAACAAGAAGTCGGCTTCAGCAACAGCACTAGCTATCCGTGTAGCTGTAGAGGTCTGCGTGAAGTTAGCGTCCATAGACGCATCAGCTTCTTTGACTCTGTTGGCTGTACTGGTTTGCGTAAAATTGAAATCAACCTCTGCTACACCACTAGCAACAAGTGATGCAGTTGAGGATTGAGTAAAGTTAGCATCTATCGTTAGCTCACCACTTAGAATGCCAACACCAACATGTACTTTACTAAATGTGCCTATCATGTGATCCACACCTGAAAACACACCTATGCCTACAGAGGTTTGAGTAAAGTTGGCGTCCATAGTCTGAACGCCTTCTCTAATAATCCCCTGCCCAGCAAAAGGTATTTCGGCAAATGTGGCTTCGGCAAACATTAGCTTGCTGTGTACCCTTTGCCAGCCGTGATAGCAGCATTAACCGCTGCCATGTCCTCATCTGTCCAGTAGTCTTTAGCTACCATCAGTTGCAGATGTTCAACATTGCGGTCTACACAACCCTGACGCTCTTCTGCATCATCATCTGCCATTGCATCACCTGCAATAACGTCTGTGATGAGTTGCACGGAATGACCCATAGCGGTGTAGTTCTGTGCGATTTGTTCTGTTGTAAGTTCGTCCATTTTAATTTCCTTTAACAAGCCATTAGGACACAAGGCACACAGTATGACCCATCGTCATAGGTGTGCGATACATTGGTTGATGTTACTTTTGCGATTGTTTTGCTGCGAACAATGTCGTCACCTTGCGGCTTTGCCGTGCCATCGCCAGCACTCATTAGCAAGTCACCCCGTGCGACAGTTGTGCCTTGTGCGATACGGATAATCATGTCGCCTGTCATTGCGACATTCATGTCGGCGGTGTAGTCCTCGTCATCATTATCCCAGTTGACGAACACGCCAGCAACATTTGGGTCACCTTCAACTGAAGACACAGCCATACAGTTAAGCTGTTCGTTATCTTCTGTCACGCCATCCTTAGTCCACTCAGCCATCTGGTCTAAGTTAGTCATCACGGTGCCTTTGAGCAGGCCGTTAATACGGTTGCCGTCTGTAGCTTGTGACCAACGAGACAGGTGTCCACCGTTGTATGACACGGTAGTGCCAGATACTGAAATACTACCTTCAGCAGCGCCAGCCTGATAAAAAACTATTAAATCACCGTCAGAGGCGTTTCTATCTAAATATAATAAATTTGCGCCGCCTGTAATGCCAATATATCCAGCGCCACTGCCAGTATGTCCGTCAAGTACAATACCATTTCTTCCACTTACAGAACCCGTATTTGGGAAAAAAGTATTTTGACCACTATGTGAAATTCTCCAGCGTTCACTATCAGACCACATACGAATATTGCCAGCGCCATCTGACAGCACGACTCTGTTGCTGGCTGTGCGGATGTCTAGACCATCCTGATTGCCGTTGTAGCGGCCAAGAATGGTGTTATTAGAGCCTGTGGTGATATTGTCGCCAGAGCCTTGCCCAAAGAAACTATTTAATGCCCCAGTAGTTATGGATGCACCAGCAGCATGACCAAAAAATGCGTTTTGATACCCTGTAGTATTGGCAGTTCCAGCCTGATACCCAAACGCGGAATTGGTTGTACCAGTGGTGTTTGAAAGAAGTGCATTGTAACCTACCGCCGCATTTGAATGACCACTAATGTTTGCTTGCAGAGCGGCATAGCCCATACCAGTATTGTTGGCACCAGTGGTGGTGTTCAACAAAGCGTTTACACCGACAGCGGCATTGCCACTAGCCGTAGTGTTTTTATTCAGTGCAGCACTTCCCACTGCGGTGTTACTTACCCCCGTGGTGTTCAAAGCCAACGCCCCATTACCCACAGATGTATTGTCTGCTCCAGTAGTATTTGCTGATAGCGCAAGCCGACCTAGCCCAGTATTTCTATCTGCCGTGGTGTTTGCACTCAACGCTTGATAACCCACCGCTGTATTTCTTACGCCTGTAGTGTTAGCATCAAGTGACGAATGACCAACAGCCGTGTTCTGAGTGCCAGTGGTATTTGCATCCATCGCTGCATAACCAACAGCCGTGTTGGCGTTTGCTGTCGTATTGTTCTGCAAACTAGCCCTGCCTACAGCAACATTCTCTTCTCCTGTAGTATTCGCGGTCATAGAGTTTTGACCGATTGCGGTGTTAAGAGCGCCAGTGGTGTTTGCAGCTAGTGCAGCACTACCAACGGCTGTGTTGTTGCTTGAGGTGGTAGCTGCTTCAAGCGCACTTTTTCCAACCGCTACATTAGACGAACCTGTAGTATGTGCGCTGAGAGAACTCGTTCCCAGAGCCGTATTGTTTGCGCCAGTGGTGTTTGCATACAATGATTGATAACCAACGGCGGTATTACCCCCACCAGTGGTCGTTACCTCCATCGCAAGGCCACCAACCGCTGTATTTAATTCAGCAGTAGTGTTTGAGTTCAAAGCGGAGTATCCAATAGCCGTATTATAATCTAAGCCGCTATCAGTGACGTTATATGTCGCAAGCGCGGCATGACCAACAGCGGTATTGCGCCCACCCGTGGTGTTTGAAGTCATAGCGTTGTAGCCAATCGCCACGTTTCTAACACCTGTGGTGTTTGCGTCTAGTGATGTTGTTCCTACGGCTACGTTTCTGTCGCCTGTGGTGTTTGCGCCCAGTGCATCTTTACCCACACCAGTATTGTTGCTTGCTGTTGATGTCGCATCACCAGCTTGATGGCCTAAAAATGTGTTGCTATCGCCAGTTGTAATAGATGCACCAGAGTTATGTCCAACGCCTGTGTTAGCGGTTGAGTCAGTTACTGCACCAAGAGCGTTATTGCCAATACCCACATTTTCTGTAGCACTTGTAGCTGCATCAAGGGCGTTATCACCAATAGCAATATTATAGTTTCCAGATAGTGAACCGCCACTCAATGCCCCGTCACCCAACGCTACATTGTTAGTGCCTGTTGGAAAGTTACCGTCCAGCTTAACCGTGCCGCTATCCTGCGAGATGTTACCGCCAATAGTTATATTGTCTACAGTAACGGTGCCACTGAAGTCCTTATCGGCTGCATCTGCTAAGTCTCTTGCTCTAGTCACGGATACGTTCTCCTAAAATTACCAGCTTGATGGTACTTTGCCTACAATAGATGGGCTTGCCATTGTTTACTCCTCTAGCGCAGCCACACGACTACGCAATTCCTGAATTTCTTTGATAAGCATTGGAACTAGAATACTATAGTCTACACCCATCATTTTATTACTATCTTCACTGCCTGAAACAGCGAGTGGCTCAACAGACTGAAGTTCTTGTGCTATCATTCCGTAGTCTTGATGCTTGCCATCTTCAGTCCAATCAAACTGACGCACTTTCATGGCATCAATTTTGGATGAGGCAGATGCAGCATCTTGGATGTTAGACTTTAGACGGCGGTCAGATGAAGTGTTATAGGCAGTGGTTGTACCCGTAACAGTGATTGACCCCCTTGTGTTACCAGAATTATTAAACTGAAGTCTAGTTCCATCACCATTTCTGTTAATGCTTACATATGCAGATGCACTACTAAAAGCTACGATGCCACCGGGCTGAAAAGCATGTCCGGTGGTGGTATTGCCAATACCCGGACTGTCTGTTCCTGTCTGGAACATACGGATATTCCCACCGGACGAAATCCGCATCCGTTCAGCATTGCCAGTGCCGAATATCAAAGTGCCGCTTTCACAATTATTTAAAATTGCATCAGTGCCAATCATGGCAAACTGTGCGCCACGATTAGAGCCTGATGCTGGGTCTGAAAGTTTTAAATACGCCCCATCCGTATCGTTAATGTGTAAAACCCTAGCCCCACCGGGTACATTTATGCCAGCCAGTGAGGAGTCAATGGTTGGGTCATTTGTACCCATACCAATGCCCTTTGTTGCGCCTTCAACAACAAAAGAGTTGGCATCGCCAAGAGACTCAACACGAAAGTCTACGTCTACACTATCCTCATTGAATACTGTTTCTGTCGGGGAAAAACTTTGACGAGTTCGGCGAGTTCCACCACTCATTATATTTATAAATAGGGTTGCAGATTCAGTGCTATCTGATGCGTCAATCAACTGACCTTTAAACTGTACTAGATTGATTGATTGTGCAGCATCATTGTCAGCGTTGTACCGAATCATTCCTATAACATCATTATCTGCTGGACTGCCTGAATCACGAGTCAAGTCAAGAATAGGCCCAGAACTTGCATCTGCATCTGTGGATTTTAAAATCAACTGCGAAACATTGTTTGCACTACTAATTATACACTGGTCAGTTGCGGTAAACGCCCCTGTGATGTCTATGCCAGTTGAGCTAGTTTCTAACTTCTTGGCGTTGTCGTGGTACAGTTCAACAGCACCGTCAGTCTTAGCCACCAACATCTGTTCAGCTTGGTTTTTCATAAGCTGGATGTTGTTGCCGTTAGTGGTGATTAGGAAGTTACCTGTTCCGACATCTTCGATAAATGAGTTATTGTTGGCGTGGTAAATCTGCAAGTCATTGCCAGCACCAAACACAGCCTTGTCATTGTCGCCAAAGTTGATGTCACCAGTTGTGGTCAGTCCAGTAATAGTTGTTGCGCCTGTAAATGCAGTTGTACCTGTTACACTTAGATTACCACCCACACTGAAGTCGCTGTTCACGTTACCGCTGAACACACTAAACACGTCATACACTACAATCTCAACTACATCGCTTGCAGTCAGGGCTGACAGACCCGCGATAGTGTTCGCTGTGCTTGTGTTGTAGTCGGTGCCAGCTACTAGGGTTACACCATTCAGGTTTACGTCAACATAGTTGCCGTCAGTGAATGTCAGGGTGCCACCTGTCAGCGCACCACTAACGGATGTCTCGCCCCCGGATGCAGTGAAGTAGTAACGATTTCTAACACCCTGTGATGGTGATCTACCCAAGTACGCCATACTAGGCTACCTCTTCTTCGTCCTTGCTCTGAACTGATTCAATCAGCTTGTCAGTAAAAACATTCTGTGCAGCCTGAACCTGATCCAAATCAAATCGAATGTTCGCCGCTTTGTTTTGGCAAGACCGGATTTGCATAATGAGGTAGTTCTGCTCCTCATTAAGATCCTCTGTCTTGTATTCCTTGCCGTTGATCGTAACTACGTTATCGCTCATCTTACCACCCTGATGGAGTTCCAGTTAAAATCGAAGGACTGGCTTTCTCTGCAATGTCGGCATCTAATGCTGCCTTGACTTCATCTTCAGTCTGGCCCATGTCAGCCAAAACTTTGGCTTTGCACCAGTCCTTGGTTAAATCATTATATGCCACAAACTCTGCGCCGTCTTCCATCTCTACGCCAGTTGTGCCGTATTTAGTTGCGGAAAGGGCGTTGCCGTCAGCGTCTGTTTCGCTGTCAGAGGTCGCTGTTACACGCCAGTGAATTGTTTTTACAACGTCAGAGTTGTCCCCTTCAGTTGCTACGCGGTCAAGTTGTGGATATGTCCACTCATATGAATTAGCCATTGTCTACTCCTCGTATGGGCTTGTGCCGCAGCATGAAGGCCAAGCTGCTTTGAGTTCAGTGATTGTGGTTGCCCCGTTGCCAGCAGTCGGGGCATCCCGCAACGCCTGTTTGTCAGCCACGATTGAGGCTGTGTCTGCGCTTGCTTCAAGGGCTTTCATGTAGTCAGCATCCAAAGCCTCAAGCAGCGGCTTTCTGGCTTCGCGTATCTTGTCGGCAAAGATTGTCTTAGCTGCTGCCAAGTCCTCTGTGATGACCGTGCCGTCCAAAGCCCAAGCGTTACGGAAATGTCTGTCGCTTGGAACTGTGGCTGATGTAGCATCAATCTCATTGCCGTCTTTATCTGCAATAATTGTGGTCATGCTGCGACCCTCCAAGCGTTTCGAAATTCTCTGTCTGGCTGCTGTTCACGCCTAATGATTTTAAGATGAACACTGTTGCTGGTTTCGTAGTTGCGCCAGATATGCTGTGGCACATCTTTCATAATGAGATACAACAAGGCTTCTTCTTCTGTTTTCGGACCTTCTCTTGGTGTGTCGTGCAGCAGGTGCATACGATGATGTCGTTTGAAATCAGGTTGTGCTTCGTCCTTTGCCAGTTCCCAATAGACCCATACTGGTGGGAACACACCGCCAGCCATCAATGCAGCCATCGCATTTGGGTCTGGGTGCATAACAGCACAGCAGTCCATATCAACGTCCTCATACACAACAGCATACTTTGTTTGATAAGGTTCAAGTTGTTGCCGTGCTTCTTTTATGTGGTCAATCATGTGCATCAAAGGTCACCAAAAAACGCAACACAAACATCAGTAAAGTCTAGGTTAGTGCCAGCAGACCAAGCTGAACATGAAATGGCAGCCACAGTGGTGCTTCCACTAGCTGCACCAGATGAACCCATACAGGCTGTTCCTCTGTTAGCGGTGCTAGAATCACCAATGATTGAACCGACTACACACATATGAGCATTTGCATGGGTTACAGCGGTTGTTACACGATAATTTCCTGTGCCATCATCTGTAATAGAAGATGCGTTAAAACTATCTGATATTGAGATGCTTCCTGTACCATTAAAGTTAATGCGGCAAGTGCAGCCTTCATTTTCAGGCCCAAAGCTAGACATTACTTAGCCTCCATCTCAGCGAGACGCTGTTCCAGTTGTTCGATTTTGCGGTGTGCATCCTGCAACGCCGACACCAAGATTGGTGTGATGCGTCCGTAATCCATAGACATCATCGCCTTGTCATCAGTGCCAATGCTTACAGCTTCGGGCATCACCTCTTCCATCTCTTGGGCGATAAAGCCCATAGAGCGTGGGCCGTCTGGGTCAGCCTTCCAGCTATATGACACAGGGTTCATCTGCATCAGTTTATCTGTTGCGACTAACGGTTCGATGTCTTGCTTGAGGCGAATGTCTGAGGTTGTGGCAAAGGTTGCGCCGCTAGTTGTTACATTAATGCCGCCTACCCCAACTCCACTTCTAAGAACAGTTAGGACATTGTCATTCTGATTTACATTGAAATATCCAGCAGTACCATTTGACCTAGAGAAAAAGGCATCGCCGATAGCACCTCTCAATGTGCATCCAGTAGCTGTATTTCCAGCACCGGGGGCTGAAGTGCTTGTTACTCCAACCGAAAATGCTCCATCCGACCCGAATCTGAATTTCTCACTACCACCATTGAACACTTTGATGTTATTGCCAGTAGCAAAATCAAAGTAAGTGTCTGGGTCATCAAGATTGTAATGGTATCTTGCTGTTATACCGTTGTTGAAATAACCGTCTTTCCAACGAACACTAGTGCTTCCCAAGTCCACAGCATTATTCTGTTGTGTGCCGTCGTAATGGGCAATGATACTGGTTGATGCAAATTGTAAGCCTGAGTTATCGGCATCGTTGGCAATGAAAGGATTATTATTGTTTACAACGCCGATTGAGCCAATCGTTGTGCCGTCTTTTCGGAGTTGGATAATCTCACCATCACTATTCAATCGGTTCAACCTTAGTGCGTCTGAGCCATCTCGTGTTGAAATTAAAGGACCAGTAGCACGGGCTTCGATGCCAACTGTTGCTACGTTATCTGCGGTCTTGCCAATCAGCAGATTTCGGCTTCCGTCAAATCGTGCGGCCTCAGTATTGGCAACCATAAACGCAAGCTGTGTACTGCCAGCCTCAGTGCCGAATGTTCCAACACTGCTTCCATCTGTTTTCATCGTAAAGTTTGTTGCAACACCGTCTGTAAACGTGGCGAGTGTTCCTGTGCTGCCTTTGGTTGCAATGACTTGGCCCTGAACATCTATGCCTGTAGCGGTAGTAGATATTTTGGCAGCGTTGTTGTGGTACAAAGTAGCTGCACCATCAGCAATAAACTTCGCCATAAACTCGCCGCCAGAACTAATAATGTCTACTTGAGAAGAACCAGCTAAACGTAAGTTTCCTGTGCCTGTATCGTTGATATAACTATCGCTGCCATCGTGGTAAATTTGCAAGTCATCACCAGCACCAAACTTGAGCCGATTAACCTCTGCGCCGCTACTGTCTGGAAACTCGATGTTGTTGCCATTTGTGTCCAGTACACCACCAAGCTGGGGACTGGTGTCGTTCACCAAGTCGGTGCTTACAGTGCCAAACGACAGAGTGCCGGAGCCGTTGGTCTTTAGCACCTGACCATTGCTCCCATCTGCTGTTGGATAGGTTAAGCTGTTTATTTCTGCGGAGCCTGTAACAGTCAGACCATCAGCAGTATTAAATCGTTGTACACCAGAGCCGATATAACCCATCAGGTAATCTCCAATATGGAAAGTGTAACATCAGCAGAAGTTGAAGCACTTGACGTAACCTTCAAAACATCTGATGCGTTCATCACAACCTTCTGGTCGCCTCCTACAACAACCAACGATGATCCAACGGGAACCGGGGCATCCTTGATAATGTATACGTTATCGCCGTCATTGTTCTCTAGCTGAACATCAACCTCTATTTGAGATGTCACAATGTTAGCTATACTGAGGCCAATAATCGTTGTCTCTGTGGAACTTGGGCATGTGTAAATAGTAGCCGCGCTGGTACCAACTCCCGTGTCTGTTACAAGTTTAAAAGCATTCGCCATAATATCATCCTAACGCAATCGCCATAGCGATGCCCTGTCCTGCGGGATCAAAAAACGTCAGCCCCTGTGTTTGAAGGTTGTCGGTATGGATAGCCTTTTCTGCTGGCAACGTGCAGAAAATTGTCTTGGTTCCAGAACTCCAACTCACAGCGTTGTCACTGTTGCTGGACTGCAAGATGGTTGTACGCGCCAATGTAGTGCCGGATGACGTATACGTTCCAACCCCAACCTCAAAGTCAGTGCCGTCTGTGCAAGCGTAAAATGTCGTGTTCCCGTTCCCGACAGAACCAAAAGTCTCAAAACCAGTGACCGCACCAGCCAATGTATATGTGCCAGTGCCTGTCGTGGTGGTCGTTTCTTTGACCCTATCCGCAAGAACAAGCGCCATTTTACTTCAACTCAACAGTGAAGTTACCCGCGTTAATACGGAAGATATCGCCGCTTTGAATTGTCTTGTTAACATCCAGTGCGCCAACAAACAGGATGTTTCCACTGCTTGCCGCGTCTGCAACAAAGGCATGTGTAATAACATCATCTCCGCCGCCACCAGATGCTGGAAACTCAACATTCGCTGCATTTGTAGCTGTCTGTGCGTCTGTGCCAACAGCAGGAACCGTCCAACCAGAAGCAGCAACCTGCTGCCTCGCGTAGTTGGTAAAGTCCGCTTCAGTGACAGAGCCTGTTTCAATACTACTAACTGCAGTAGCTAGACCAATGTAGATACTGTTACCGGGAGTCGCAAAACTCTCCGCATTATTCTTAAACAGAAACTGCAAGATGGCATGTTCTGTATAGTTGGTTGCTGCATTTGACGTTGCCATTTTTTACTCCTCAAGTACGGGGCCGTTCCGGCAAACCCCTGCGATATGCATCGCTGTTTTCTCTGGCCTCTGCCAGATCCTTAATCCTGGTCATTGCTTCCGTAAACTGTTTCTCATACATGGTGAGCATATCCTGCTCACCTTTCATGTAAGTATACGCTTCGACCAAAGAACCGTAAAGCATGGCATTCGGAGCGTTCTCACTGAGCCATGTTGTACCAGAATCAGCCCCGGCTGTTAATGACGTAGGCCTATAATAGTAGTGAAGCTCAACAGCAAAGTTTGCATTCGGTGTTGGCGACACAATGAAGTTGTCGATATCGAAGAAAGCGTAATACTTAGGAACCCCTGTTGTGGATGCGTTGGGGTTGTACTCCTGGATAAAGTTTACATCCTTCTGCAACAAAAACTCTTTGGAGCTACTGTTGGTGATCGACATAGAAAAAGACGCTAG